CTTCCACCTGTGGTGCTACCTTTTAAATTATCTACTCTAAGTTCACTTGTCATAATATTGTATAAAATCCATTAACTGTTAGCGTTGCTGATGCACCGACTGTAATAGGTCCTGCTGACAGTGCATTGGTTGTGCTACTGATTGTTATGTCAGCACTTATTGTCTGACCATTGGTTCGTATGATACTGTCGTTACCTAAGAAGGGATAGCGTGTGTCTGACTCTGACTTGGTGTAGCTGTTGGCTATGCTAAACGCATCATATACCACTATCTCCACAACATCGTTAACGGATGCACCTGTAACCAAAACCACTGTTGTGCCTGTTGTGGAGGTGTAATCTGTGGCAGGTTTGAGTAGTATACCATTCTGATAGACATCGACATACTCACCATCTGAATATGTGAGCGTATTGGAATTAGCATCCGAACCAGAGAAAGATGTCTGCCCTGCTGTGGCTTGGTATATGAAGCGTGTTCTAACTCCTTGGTTTGGTGCTTTTCCTATGTAGGGCATTTAGTTATCCTATCTTTCTTGCGTCATCTTTTGCTTTACGATTCTTGTAGTCACTTCTTGCAAGAACTAACTTTACAAAATCAGCTTGGTTGCTTGGGATTGGGTCAGTAAAAGAACTATCGTTCATTAACTTTGTTGTCCACTCTTGTTGCATCCTCTTCCAACAGTTGTTTATTTTGCCTGTCATTGCATCTTGCACCCATGTGTTTATGTCAACCAAGTCATTATTCAATATAGACTGTTGAATGTCATCAACTTCTATTGTTAGTGTAAGTTTTGCCATTTTTATCTCCTTTAAGATACGTTATTTCGCATTGGCATATTAGCAGACTAGATAACCACAAAAGAATGAATCTGAACCATTAAAATCTGTTCCTTGTGTACCAGAACTCTGACGATATCGTATACTAGCCGTATCATTCGCATCCATGTCTGCTAAAACACTTGCAGTAATAGTGTGATAAGCTCCTGTTTGGTCAAAAGTGCCAGGATCAATAATAAAGTAATATGTTTTGTTGCTTGTTATAAGATACATTTCCAAATAATTACTATCAGATGCAATAGCTGTGAAATACGCACTAAAACTAAGATTATATCTACCAGTTACAGGAGCAGTAAAAACATTAGATGCAACATCACCATTTTGGTCAAATACCTCTGTATCTAAAGTGAATACACGATTATCATTTAAAGGAAAGTCGTTAGCATCTATTGAAAACACTAGAAAAGCAGATTGCAAAGGCTTAGTAATATGACCATTAGCATCAATCACCATGTGTGATGTAGTGCCTAATGTAGAGCCTAGACCTATGGTTAAGCTGTCTGTGCTATCATCCAAACCTATGTGAAAGTCTTGGGCATTACCATCAAATATAATAGAATTATCTGATGCTGACCCTCCCCCTAATGTGAGAGGATTACCTACTCCACCACCTCTAACTTTAGTTAAAGCCATAATTTACCTCATGCGTAAGGGCTGTCACCCAATGTGCTTGTATCCCAAGCTGCTTTAAGTTTAGCTATTGTGTCTGCATCATCTATAGCTTTTGCAGCAGGAGCATCTCTCAATGCTTTCTTCTTTTTTACCGATGCTGTTTTAGCCGATGCGTCATCAGCCTCTAATGCTTTCATGTAAACTACGTCTTCAGCTTCTAACAAA